GGGCATACTTACCACTTGCGACAATGCCCGCGACGTACGCTGTGTCATTCGGTGGGGAAAGTGTGAGAAGTGTCATTCCGTGTGCTCCCATCTGCGAGACTGTGCGAGCGGTCCGTTTACCGCTCGCAAGGCGAGTGTACCGCACGCGCGGTACTGTGTCAAGTGCTAACACAGTGATAGTTGCGTGGGAGTGTTCGCGACATACGCGCGCGGACCTAACACGGACGCGAAATACACATCATGCTGTGTGTGAGCGTATGCAGGTACACACTCGTATGCCTGCCATTGTGCGAGCGTTGTATTTATTTCACTGCTCGCCGCGATAGCGCGATAGCGCGTCACATCCGAAGGTGCATTTTTGATCCCTATTTTGCGCGCCATATGCACATCAATACATGGCGCGTCCGGGAAACCTAGCAACGCAGCAGTAAACGTCGCTTTTGCGGCAGCAAGGTACGGGAAACTTGCGAGCACTCGCACAATGCGCTCGCTGTCATCACCCGCGAACAGAGAAATATCGTTCAACTTCTCGCACACAAGGTCCGCCGCGAACGATGGCATTTTGTGTGCTGGCAGTCCGCGCGGTTTCCACGTACCTGCTACATATTCCGCATACAATCGTTCTTGCTGTTCTACGCGATTATGAATAGAGAAATACGCGAATGTGACGGCGTTGACTGCCATATCTTGCAAGCGTGCTAGGTCCGCGTTGGCGACGTACCACAAGCGAAGTTCGCGAAGTGTCGCAAGGTTCAAAACGTATCGGCGTTCCATGTGCTGTGCTCCCATCTGCGAGACTGTGCGAGCAGTCCGTTTCCTGTCCGCACACGTAAGGTAACACGGACCGCATATCCTGTCAAGTGCATACGCCGTCACAATGGCGCAAAGTGCCATACTTGACACGGACCGTATCAAGTGGTACCGTTCCACAATCCCGGATGATGGGAGCCTAGAAAGTGCAAGGCACTTCCCGGAAGTTACCTGCTGTCATCGAGAGAGGAGGTATCATAGATGAAGCCTCTATTCACCGGAAAGTCACTTTACGTCGGTAACTGGCTATACTCCTGTCTACTATCTATCCCAGTGGAAGATCGTAACCTGGAGAAACGAACTATCCCGCAGGAAGGAGATAACCTGGAGAAAGCCTCGCGCGCACGCGCAGCCGGACGAGGCCAAAACGGTTGATTCCGTGGACCCATCGCGCACCAAAATCCGGGCGCGTGAGGCCAAAACGAATGATTCCAGGGACCGACCGGGCAACGAAATCGGGACCGAGCGGGCAACGAAATGACGCGAGCGCACGAGGCAAAAACGAATGATTCCACGGACCGGCTCCGCACCAAAGTCGGACCGACCGCACACCAACCTCGTGACCCGGCTGGCGCAGTTCGCGACCCGGCAAGACTGCAACGCAATGTCCACACAACGCAATGTCCACACAACACGGTGGCGGCTGTGCAAGCGCACAGTCCAACGACCGCACACACGAAAGAAGGAACAAGTGGCGACACCCATCACCCTCGATGAACTGGCCGAGTTGTGCAAAGAGCGCAAGATGACCTATGCCGATGCACGCGACTACCTCGACGGCGTGCGCACACCGCCCCCGCGACACTTCACGCTGACCGAAGTGGACGACGCCGAACTCGACTGGCTCGAAAAACAGGCGCGGAGCGACTACGGCTTGACGCGAGCCGAGCAGCAGCGTGTGATCTTCACCCTCCGCCGACAGCGCGAACGGCACACAGATATGACCAACCTCGCGGTGCGGCTGCTCACCGCGAAGGACGGCGACATCGGCAGGTACAAAGAGCGTATCTGGATGTTGCGCCACGCACTGCAATACGCGACCATCCAGCCGCCCCGGTCGCTCGATGACATCCGCGACATCGCGACGAACGCTCTTAGGCACGACAACGCGAAAGAACGCGAGATGAACGACAGCGAGCCGCCGAAGCAAAGTCGCGCTCTCGGCATCGACTACGCCATTGCAGGCGGCGACCGAACCGTGACCGTGCAACGCCCCGGAGCATACAAAGGTCGCGACCGGCGAGAAAAAATAGGCTCGTAACTTGAACCAGGAGACCCCCTGCATACTATATGCAGGGGGGCTAACTATTTGTGGCACAATACTTCTTCCAGGACGTATAACTTTAGTAGGGCCAGTAACTTTTTCCAGGACGTATAACTTTAGTAGGGCCAGTAACTTTTTCCAGGACGTATAACTTTAGTAGGGCCAGTAACTTTTTCCAGGGCCGATACTTTGGGTGGGAGGGCACTTGACGTGGGGATGGTCGGGAGAGTTCGCACAACTCAACTTCCCAAACACTTGACAAGACCCTCAACTCGTGGTAGTATAGGGTGTGGTCAGGAACTTCATCGGGAGGGTCAACGATGGAAGAAGGAAAGCACGGTCTGGTCGTCACGATGACGCGCACGTACCGCGACTATAAGGCAGCGGTTCGAGCCGGTCTGCGACGCGCACACTCCACCGGCACCCTCGCATTCGTCGGGATGCAGATGGACTGCAAGTTCCACATCAGCGATGACGAGCCTGAGACGGATTTTCGATACGACAGTTGGACGGTCTGCTCACCGACCGGACGCACATGGCTAGGGAGGCGATGACATGGCGCAGTACACGGGTCTGCACACCGTTTTCTACACCGACAAGGAGTACAAAACGCAGGGGCACATCGGCGGCGTGTTCGGCAACTACCACGACGCGGAGACGCAGTGCGAGGTTCTGCACAGCACTGGCCGCTCCCTGGCAACATGGATCGAGAAGCGTGCGCCGAGCGTCGAGGAGTTGTGCCAGGACGCGGTGCAGGGTGCGCTCCGCGCGCAGGCCGCTGCCTTCCACACTTGCGAGCGCGTAATGGACAAACTCCAACACGTCTATCTCGACTCGCCAGCGGAGTTGCAGGACACCCACCGCTACCTGCTCTCCAACAACCTTGCGCAAGCGGCGAAAGAACTCTCCGAGGCCGGTGCTGCTCTCCGGCGCGCGAAGATGGAACTCCGCACTGCACAGAAAGGAACGACGTAAGATGCAGTACCTCAACCCTCCGGGTCAGCGCGGCAAGTACAGCATTCAGGCATTCAGCCCGTCCGCCCGCCGAGACCGACGCCCGCACATATGGGAGATTGGCACGACCGACAAACTGGATGTCGCGGAATACTTCGCAGCCAGCAACGCACGCGGCGCGACCGAGACGAAGATCGTGGAGAAAACAGACCGTTACAGCAACATCGGCAGCGTGCTCGGTGTCTGGTTCGATGGTAAGAGAAGGGAAAGTGTCTAATGCCTGTGCAGAGTGACCATCACGCCGGTCCGTGGAAGTATCAGGTGTGGGCAAATGCGGACCCCATGAAAAAGGAGAGTCCCTGGTATCTCTACAAAAACTACCGCGCGATGCAAGCCGACGATGTAAACAAGATCGTAGTCGCCCTCGCTCGAACCGGGTACGGCGTGACGGTCAAAGAAAGGACGCAATGAGATGGCGCGCTACACACGAGGATTGTATGGGTACGCAACCTTTGGCACGGGGTCTACTCGCAACACCCGCGCGAGCACGCGGCTCAATCTGGTCGCCGGTAAGCCGACGACCGAAGCGCGCGAGTACCTGAAATCCCTCAAACCGGGCGTGCGCCCCCTCGTGCTGAACGAGGCAAAGCGGATCGCGGAGTCGAAGAACCGCGCATACGTGACCCGGCAGATGTGCCTCGACGCGCACGCCTGGGTCTTTGCCGAGCCATTGACGTGAAACACGAAGCGTGGTAGGATAACACACAGAAGGAGAAATGACGTGGCGACGATACTGTACAGCGAGAAGGCCAGCGACCTGATGACCCGTGTGCGACGTACCTGCGGGAAGGAGCAAGCGTATCGAGTGGCAAACCACGCCGACATGCTCCGCGCGAACCGCGAGTCCGAGAGCAACATGGTCTTTACCCACGACATCACCGACGCGCTCGAAGCCCTGAAACTGACAAAGAAAGTCGAGCGCAACGTGCCGTATGTCGATCCGAACCGAAAGGAGTGACGCCACCGCTATGACCGATATACCCGTCAAGGTTGTCAAGGAGACCCACGTTCGTCACCTGTCCGAACCGGCACAGGCCGTCCTCGACGGATACGAGGAACTGTTCGGAACGCTCGTCGCCTCGCAGATACGCGAACTCGCCATCGTGACCCGGCTGCACGGACCGACAACGCCGTGGGTGGTCGCAAAGGACATCGAGCGGGCGGCAGAGAGCATCGTCGGAAAGTCGTAGAACCGAAGATCGAAAGGATTGAGTGGCACCTGTGGACAGCACTTTGACGCGACTTCGCATCGCGTCGCACACCCCGAACGCATACGCGACCATCGCCTACATGAACGGCGACGGCATCGCGCGGGTCCGCACCATCAGCGACATCCACGAGCCGCAGATCGGCAAGGATGGCGCACTGTATGTCAAGGCACACGATGACTTCCGCGACGCGCCGCGCACCTTCCGCCTGGACCGGCTGCAACCGCTCGCGTTCTGGCAGAAGGCTCCGTACGGACCGCCGAAAGTGTTGGCAATCTGATGCGCCGCCGAGTGACGAACATCGCACCGTACCCACACACGACCGAGAGAGAGCGTGAGGCGGCATATGCCGCCCACGTTCGCATCTCCATCGAGCGGGGGGAATCCCTACCCCTGCCGCCTTCACCACGCCGCCGCACCAACCTCATCGCCCTACTCGCGATCAGGCTGATTCAACTGTTCTTCATCTGTTTCGCCATCGCCTGTGTGCTCGCGATGTTCCACGCAATCTAAGGAGACCAATCACCATGTCAGACCGCAACAACCAGATCGCTGACCCCTTCGACAAGGTACACCGCGCGCTGTTCGTCTCGATCATGCGCGGTCGTGGTCACACCCGCCAGATGGCGCGTCGCGCGTGGCAGTTGCGCGCAAAAGGCGCAATCAAGCGTGTTTCCCACGAGACACAGCAGGTGTTCAACGACGTGACACGAAAGTTAGTCGGCCAGTGAGCACCGAGTTGCAACGTGCGATTTACTTTCGCGGCGGCTCGATGGATGGCCGGTGTGCAATCGTCCCGCAGCACGACTTATATCCGCTGTTGCGCGTGCCGATCTACCGTGATCCGTTCTTTGCACCCGTACTATTCGATGACATCTTCGCGCCCAGGCGTGATGAGGTAGAGGAATACAACCTGCGCCGCGATGCGCTCGGACAGTTGTGCTATGTCAAACGCGGCAGCGGGATAAAGTTGTCCGGTTGGGAATATGATGGAGTTGTAGACGATGCCTGAACAAACCTTTGTCTGGACACTGCGCGCCGAGCAGACGTTCAAGAAGTTTCTCCGCACATGGCCGGGTGCGCCGAAAGAGATTGCCCGCGCGATCATCGAGGCCGGTGCGTTCAAAGACGGCGAGACAACCATCGACCGCGATCACGTCATCCTGGGACTCAACCGCTACAACAGGTACGGCGATCGGGGAGAGATACCGTTCACGGACATCGAGATTATCGCCCTGCCGCCCTACGGCTTCCGAACCGTGGACCGCGACGAGATGGAGTCTCGACGCATCGCCCTCGCGACCCGGCAGGCCGAAGAATGGAGAAGCGAGTGACCCACCCCGACACCCCGCGCACGACCGCGCCCGCGATGGAGGGCGACGCGCTGACGGCGGAGCAGGCGCGATCTTTTCGTCTCATGGAGGACGAGATAGACGCCGCCCTCCTGCATGTTGAAAGCCTTCAAGCCGAGAACGCCGCCCTGCGCACCCGGCTGGCACGAACCGAGCAACTGCTTGCCACCGCGCGCCGTGTCGTGAGCAAGTTGATTGTGCGCGGCATTGCCAAGGACACCGAGACCGCCGCCCTGTGCGACCGGCTGGCGCGGGCTGAGGCGCGGGAGCGGGAGTTGCGGGAGGCATTGGAGATGTTTCTGTCCGAGTGGGGCGTGGCTCCCTATTCCCCTATTGCGGTGGGTATTTCGGACAAGGTCGCTCTACGTGCCCGTGCCGCCCTTGCCGCCCCCACGGACGGTGCGCCCCCGCCCCGGCGCGATGAAGGAGAAACACCATGAGCACCGCCAGAGAAGTCGTGAGGCTTTTTGACGAGGGCAAGACGCCGCCGCAGATCGCCAGTATCCTCGATCTACCGTACGAGGACGTGCATCGCTTCCTTGAATCACGCCGCGCACTACTCGCCGATCCGCACGTCGGCGTTGCCCGCGATCTGTTCCGCAAACTGGCGGATGAGCAGCGCGCGGCGGGCGATGGGGGTGTTATAAAACCTCTACACTTATTGATAAGTGTAGAGGTTTTATAACATCTCCGAACGGTCATGATGAAGGAGCATAACAATGCCATCACCAGTATATCTCCACGACGGAGAGCACAAGATAACCGTCAGTTTCCGCAAGGAAGAAGATCGCGAACGGTTCAAAGCGCACTACCGCAAACTTGATGCGCTCGGTGTGCAGTATCGCGAGGAACGGGACGCCGCTATCAGTGACCTCGATGCGCTCGAATATGCCGTCGAGCAGCATGTAGATAGGGATACGATGCAGAAGATCATCGCGACCAAGAAAGTGAGGCAGACTGATGCGAAAGGAGTTCGTGACCCGGCAGGAGTTTGAAACCTATCAGCGAACGGTGAAACGGTATCGCCCTGTGCAACTATGGCGTATCGCGAGCCTGGGTAACTTACCGATGCCAACGGTCAAAACTATAGCCGCGAACATCGCGTGGCTCAATGAGAAGTATGGAAAGATAGAGGACAAAAGTGACTGACAACCCGACGAGTGAGGAAAAACCGTCCTGGTGGGCAGACGACTTTGACGAGCGTGAGCGTAACGAGATACGTTTCGCGCACATCTATCGCGGAGAGTTCCAACACGGCACAGACGGCCACCACCGGCTCCTGCTCATCTCCAAACTCGCGACCACGCTGGACCTTCTCTCGGAGAGGGTGCGCGCTGCGGATAGCAACTATCGTACCTGTGCGCAAACGAACAAAGCGTTGCAGGAACGTCTCGATGACGTAGAAGAAACGCTTGCTGTCACGCGCGAGCAGTTTGCGTCTATGAGTGAGGAAAACCGCCGACTCTGGAACGCCCAGGCTGCGGCACAGGCGAGCACGACAATACCGAACGGCATGTACACCGAGCACCTGGAACACGCCCTCAATGCTCTTATTCCGAACCGATCATGGTCCGGCAAACTGCGCGGGTACAAGAGCGACCGCGCATACAGCCTCGCGACCGACGAGGTACGGCGCGCACGCAACTGCTCGAACGCAGAGGCACGCGCCCTCGTGGATGGTGCGCTCGCGGTACTGCGAAGGGGATAGAAAACCGTGGAAGAAAACGAAGTTGAGGAACTGGCACTGATCCTGGCACTCTCGCGTATCTGGAAACTGCGCGACAAGCACGCGCTCGTGACCCGGCTGGACTTCGCCGCGCTGTGGGCAGTCCTGCTCGCCGTCCTGTGGCTGTGCAATCGTCGGCGCGTTGCGGCGTTACATCCGCCGATAGTCACCCCGCCGTACTATGGGTACAAAGAGGAAGGCGATTGACGCACAGCACGCACAGAGAAAAGACCCCGCTCGTGCGGGGTCTTTCTTTATGTCCGTCACTCACCGTTTGATAACGAAGCCGCCAGAGAAGCCGCGCGCACCAACCTGCTCGTGCTCCTCGATCTGCAAGCCGGACCAGACGTTGCGACCGCGACCGTTTTGCCGCTCGTCTCGATCCTCGACGCCGCGCAGCACACCCTCGATGGCGAGCGAGCGGATGCGATTCTGGAACACGACCGATGATTCCTCGCGCGCTGTCGGATCGTGCGTCGCGAGCCACGTCCGATACTGCGTGTACAGGTCCACTTTGAGCACAGAATCGGCGCGGTCTCCGGTGATGCGCACCCAGTCCAGGTCACTGAGAAACTGCCGGATGCGGTCGCTCTCCTCGATGATCTGCTTCGTGCGGGTCTCCATCGCCATCGTCCGGCTGAACGTGCCGAGACGCATGAGGTCTTGCAAGCCGTCCAATGCGCGCGACAGGAACGCCGAGCGGATGGCCGGATCGTTGGAGAGTTTGATGCCGAAGTCCGGCACGACCGCACCGGCAGGCACAGTCGGACCGCTCGACACGATCAGCAGCCGCGAGCGCAACGCTTCGGTCGCACCAGCGGAGGAGAAGCGCGGTGTGTCGTTGGCAGAAAAGAGCATCGGTACGTGCAACTTTTCCTCGACGCGATCCTTGTTCTTGCGGTTGATCGAGACGGCATCGCCGCCCGATAGAGCCTTCATCGTCTCGATGGTGGCTGTGCTGTGATTGACACCGGCCTCTGCGGAGACGTTCGCCAGCGCATTGAGCAGGGGTGCCAACCCGAAATCGCTGCTCATCTGTGTCGGGGTGACGTGCGAAAAGTTGTTCGGACCCAGGCAGTTCGCCAGCAGTTCGAGAAGTGCGGACTTGCCCGCCCCGTGCGGACCGATAAGGTAGAAGATACCGCGCGTGAAGTACCCCCTATGAAGTATATATCCAACATATTGCCACCACACGCGCCGGTCGTCCTCGTCGGGGATGACGCGAGCGACAAACTCATCAACCCGTTGCAGTGCATACTCCGGGATATCTTTCTCCGAGCGGAAGTCCGTGGGAACGTGACGAAAACCGATGTGAACGGGCGTGTGCTCGCGCAACTCGCCGCTCTCGACGTTCAGCACGCCGTTGCGCACCACGAGCAGCGGACCCGGATCGTCCACCTGCACACGCCGATGCGGGACATCCTGGCGCGAGCGCAGGACTTTGTAGATGCTCTCCCGCTCCGCGAGCGTGCTGCCGTTGCGCGTTTCGAGCGCGACGCGGATGTGATCCATCAGCGCGTTCGTGGTATCTTCCTCATAGACCCCGGTGAGATGGTTGTACAGATAGGGTACGGCGTTGTCGCGGATTCCCACGAAGCACACGCCACCCTCGTCTGCTAACCATTCCGCCATCTTGTCGATCAGCACACGGCCACGTTTGTCATACATTGTGTCCGGTGCCGGTGCGGTGGCGTACATCGTGCGGTAGATCGTACGCTCCCAGTAATCGTCGCGCTCGTTACCCTTGTCTCCCGCAACCCAGGCAGGGTTCGAGAACACGGCATATATCTCTGCCGCTATCTCATCATCGCTGTGCAATGCGTTGCGACCGATGCGCCAGAGTTCCGAACCGATGTAATAATCGTTCGCGCTGCGGTCGAGTGAGCCGTGCTCGTTCGTGGCCGCACCTGCGGCGATGGCACTCAACTCGCTCTCGATGCGGTCTGCGACCATCTTCCCGCGCCGTCCGAGCGCACGTAATCGGGGAAGGTAGTCGGGCGGTAATGTCGTTTCTTTCATGTGGAGAGTAACTTTATTTTCGGCACTCACTGGCAACTGCGGTGCGTGAGCGAGCGCGAGCCTCGCGCGTTCGTCATAGTGGATAATCGTCGCCAGCGCGTTCTCGCGTCCCGGCTTGCGGTTGTATGTCCCGGCCAGTCGCATCACGCGACCGGCATTCTTCACAGCCGGATCGCCGCCGACATGACGCAAGCGGTCAGCGACCGCTGCACAGGCACCACGCACCGAAACAAGGTCGGTCGTCCACTCCGCGAGACGCCAGTAGGCGTGCAAGCCGCCGCCCGTGTCGATGACGAGCGAGGGTGTGTGACCCGGTATACACGCCATGATCGCAGCGTACGCCGCTTCCTTCGTGCTCCCGCTGCGAACGGTGTCCACATCGCACCAGATGACTCCCGCTCCCGTGGCGTCCTCATCGAGACCTTGACTTTCCGGTGTGGTTGGTGGTCGTGCGATAGGGGTGACGCGCACGAAGAAGTTGCTATCGGGGTGCGTCTCGCTCGCGTCGGTGAGTGCGCGGGCGAGTCCGGCGAGGCTTTGCGGATCGGGGTGGATCACCTTCGCACCCTGACCGCCGTTGTTGTCGATCCGTTTGTAGGCAACGAACTCCTTTGCGTTGGCTCCCTCAAAGAGCATCTGCAACTGGATCAGTGCCTCGTTCATCGCTGTTTCACTTGGCATAAGTTATTCCCCTAGAGATACTAATGGGGCTACCAGTCACGGTAGCCCCCTCGCCGGTCAGGGAACGTTAGGCTTTGGAGATTTCGCCGCCGTTGCTAATCGTCGGTGCCGCCTCGTTCTCATCGTCCGCGAAGATCGTGCTCGCGGTCACGATGGCGTCCGCGTAATCCTCCGGCGTTCCACCGAATATCGCGGCAAGCAGTTGCTCCTCCGGCGACGCCGCACGCACATCGCCCATGCCGACACGATGTGTCTCCGCGAACGAGATTTCGGAGGAGAAGGCGTACACCGGCACACGAAGGTCGGTGAGGTCATCTTCCTCGGATTCCAGATCGCCACCAACGACGGCGATGCCGTCCAACTCGCGTGTCACGTCTCCGCACGCAACGAGCGCGTCGAGCGCGTCGGTGAGGATGGACATGTGCGGAAGGGTGAATAGGACGCTGGACTTTCCATGCGCCGAGCGCAGGACGACGTGATGAGCGGAGACCGGCATCTCGGCGTAGACCTCTACACCCGTTGCCTCTGCCCGTTCCTCATCGGTCAGGTGCATCTCCGTCAACATCATCCCGCGTGCAATGTTCTCTGCCTCGAAGGTGCTCAGGTCGTCGGTGCCGCTGTCGGTGCTCTGGTTCTCTGCCACGGTGCAACTCCTAACATTCCGCCCATAGTCTACCACTACATGAGGTTGACTTTCTATAGTTGACGGGCGGCGTAACTGTGGTATCATATCACGGTAGACGGTTCTTGGCAAGGGTCTGGAAAAACGTGATCGAAGGAGAGGGCGATGTTTGCGACACAGTATGGATTGGAAAAGGTGCCGAACACCGGCCCCATTGCGGTGCGCGTCGAGACCGTATCCTCCGAGAAGGCGGGGCGTGTCTACGACAAGATCAGTGGATTGGAAAACGGACGCCTGTTGCGCTTCCGCTCCGATGTCACGTTGAAAGAATGGGTCTCTCGTGACCCGGCAAACCACACCCCTGTCACCATGCGGGAACTCGAAACGATGCTCGGCACAGCGCACAAGACGATGACGAGGATCGCGGAGGATGGCGAAGCGGAGTACGAGCACATCGCGGGTGTGGCGTACCGGCGAGAACACGGCCATGCCAATGACGACCACTATATCGCGGTCGGTCAGACCGACCGCTATGGCACGGTAATGAAGGACGGACAGGACATCGCACGGGTGGTCTACACCGCGACAAAGGGAGAGATTCCGCCGTCGATGAGCGTGTGCCATACCTGCCGAGTCTCGAACTGTGTCAACCCGGATCACCTGGGACTCACGGACAGGCACACGCGCACGAGCATGACGACAAGCCGGTTGAGTGCGGAACAGGTGCGCGATATTCGCCGTCTGCTGGACGAAAACCGCTCCGAGGACAAGGACACGATGGGGCGTCCGCGACGCAAAGAGGGTCAGTTGACGAACCGCGACATCGCCACGAAGTTCGGTGTCAGCGAGAGTATGGTATCGCGGATCGACTCGCGATCCCGCAAGGAGCGATAACATGGGAGACGCCAACCGCATTCTATCGGTTACAGAGATGTCCACATTTTTGCAGTGCCGCCACAAGTGGGCACTGACTTCCCCATCGAAAGAGGCGTTACAAGCGAAAGGCTTTCCCGCGCTGCCGCTCATCCTGGGCACGCTGACGCACGCCGGTTTGTCGGCACACGCGCTGCATCAGGATTGGGGTACGGCTGTGCAGGACGCCGCTGGCGAGTATATCGCGTCGGCACAGCACGAGAGCGACGAGGACAGGATCGAGCAGGCCGTACAGGAAGCGTGCGCCTGGATATGCGACTACATTGACGAGTATGGCGACGAACCGTTCTCGCCGCTTCGGGTGATCGCGAGCGAGCAGACATTCACGCTCGGCATCCACGAGCCGTTCACGGGAGAAATGCTCGGCACGCTCGTCGGCACATTCGACTACATCCTCACGGATTCCAACAATCGTTTATATATTGCTGATACGAAAACATACTCACCGCAGAACCGTCCTAGCCACGAAAAGTACGCACTCGACTTGCAGTTCAACACCTATGCATGGGTAGCACAGCAGATATTCGGTCGCTGCGACGGCGTGCTCTACGACGGCATCGAGAAGAAGCACCCGGCGAAGTTCGAGCGTTTCATGCTGCGACCGGACGCCGCTGTGCTCGGCAACATCGCGGAGCAGGTGCGGCACATCTTCCGCGAGGCGTTCAGCGAGGATTTCTACCCACTGCGCATCCTGGGTTACGAGTGCAACCGCTGTCCGGTGCGCGACCTTTGTTTCAGCGGACTGGCCGGTGAGGACACCGAATGGATCGAGCGGCAGAAGTACGAGCGTAATGCGCGCGGTTCGCGCTCTCGCGGCGCGGCAGGCGCAGCCCCGGCCACCGAAATCGGCAACCTCCAAGATTTCCTCGACAAAACGGCTTGACACCTTTGCGGTGCGGTGGTAGACTACCACCACGCGGGGTACGATACCCCATCACACCAAAGGAGACAGGCGATGGAAGCAGACGAGCAGGACGCGCAGGAGAATGACGAGGCATCGAGGGAGCCGGAATCGTACACGCCGGACGGCATGTTCGCCCGTCACTGCGCCTGCATGACGTTAGTGCATCGTGATGGTCAGTCTCAGGTAACGGGACCGCAGCGCGAGAGCATCGCGGAAGCGGTCGCAGACCTCGCGGCGTGCGAGCGCGGCATGCAGGACGAGTTCCGGTGGCAGTGGGAGGAGCGTCAGAGCGTTGCGCGGACGATTATGACCTATTTCTACCGCAATACGTTCACACGCTAACACCCGTTCGTGACCCGGCACGCGGACCCCTGCGGGTCCGCGTTTCACCCCAAAGGAGAATCAGTTGTCAATCACCACGAAGTCTCACGGCCCTGCGGTCGCGTCGCGACCGGCCATCACCGCAAAAATCGTCCACGCGCAGGACATTTCGACGGCGATCCGTTTCAACGGACTCGTCTACGGCTTCTCCGGCGCGGGAAAGACGAGCCTCTTTGCATCCGCGAGCGACGCGGGGCAGAAGGTACTCTTTATTGACGCCGAAGCCGGTTCGTCCGGCCTCTCCGACCGCGAGAACATCGACATCCTCGTGCCGTCCGACTGGGACGAACTTGGCGAGGCATACGCCTTCCTCGTGGGCGGCGAGCACGAGTACACGTTTGTCATCCTCGACTCGCTCACCGAAATCTCGCGCATGTCGCTCGAACGGGTGGTCCGCGACGGCAAGACGCCGGACAACTTGCCGACGCTGCAACAGTACGGGCAGAGCAACGATCAAGTCATCCGCCTCGTGCGCGCCTTCCGTGGCCTCGCCACATCGGGCAACCTGGGCGTTGGATTCACCGCTCTCGCCAAAGAGGACAAGGATGATGCGACGGGCAAAGTGCTCGTGCGCCCGAACCTCTCGCCGGGTGTGCTCGGTCAGGTGACAGCCGCCGTGGACATGGTTGGCTATCTGGCGCAGGGCACAACCAAAGAGCAGACGCAGCGCATCCTCTCGCTCACGAACACGGGCACGACGCTCGGCAAGTTCCGCGCACCGGCTTCGGTCACGATCCCGCCGCAACTCGTCAACCCCTCGATGAGCGATCTGCTCGCGCTGCAAAGCGTGACGCAGGGCGGGCGGTGAGCGCGATGGGCACCGTGCGACCGGCGACACAACGGACGGTAGACGGCCAGATGGATGCCGCCGCCGATATGTTCCTCGAACTGGAAGCGCAGTTCCAGAAGTGGGGTGTGCAGGATCACGATGATGATACGTGGACGCTCATCCTCATGGAAGAAATGGGTGAGGCTGCGGGCGCGATCATCGACCTAAAATCCGAGCGGGGCGAGTTCGCGCATGACGTTCTCTATCGCATCCGCGAACTTGGCCGCGATGCGAAACGCGCACTCGAAGGAGACAAGCCGGACCGCATCAAGCCCGGTGAGCGTCACGATGTCAACCACGAGTTGACTCAGGTTGCGGCGGTGGCTATCGCGTTCATCGAGAACCGCAACCGCACAAAGTAGGCAGTAACCGCCGAGTGGCGGGTGTGCATAGTGCTAGGAGCACGAAAATGGCTGGCCCAGTAGTAATAGATTTCACCAATGTTCAGACCGGGGGCACGCCGGTCACGGAGGGCATCCACATCGCCGCCCTGTTCGACGCGACGATGGCGACGACCAAAAAGGGCGATCCGATGGTCAAGGTGACGTGGAAGTGCCAGGACGGTGACACCGACGCCGGACGGCAGGTGTTCGATCAGTACCCGATCATGGAATCGACGTACTGGAAGGTCAAGATGTGGCTCGAAGCGATGGGCGAGGATGTCAGCGGCTCGTACGACATCTCCGAGAACCTGCCGGGTCTCGTCGGTCGCCTCGCGCTGATCGAGGTTGAGCACGAGGAATACCCGGTTGGCTCCGGCAAGATGAAAGCGCGCGTGACGACGGTTCGCCCGTACGCCGAAGGCGAGACGGTCGTGCCAACCGGCCCGGTCAAGGCTCGCCGGGGTGGACGCCCCTTCTAATCTCCGAGCGTTCTGTGCCGCTGCCTTCGGGCAGCGGCTACACAGGAAGGAACTTCCGTTATGTACGTCCCTGCTCCTCCATATCGCGGCTTTATCGTTGGCGTCGATCCCGGCGTCTCAACCGGACTCGTTCACATCTCCCCCACGGACACCATCCTCGAAGCCACAACCGCGCATTCCTGTGATGAGGTCGCGGAGTTCTTGGCGGGCATCGGTGAGGGTACGCTGTGCGTGATCGAGTCCTACGCGGGCGGCGGTCATCTGATGCGTGAGGGCATTATCACGCTCGAAACACTCGGCTTTGCCCACGGATGGGCGAAACGCAGTAATATGTATATTCGCTTCCAGACGCCACAGGCGCGTCTCGCGTACGTCGGACAGGCACAGGTCGCCTTGCCGGGTCACGAACAGCGACATATGCGCTCGGCACTGGCACACGCGCTCTGTGCGCGAGAACACTTCGAGGTTCCCACATGAATCCACGCAAGAACGATCCCGTCATCGAGGAAGTCACACTCATCTGCCTGCGCTGCATTATCGGCGGCGTGATGGTTTTTCTCACTCTGGACTTCCTGTTTCTGTTGCTGTGGTTGTTTCACCACTTTGTTATGTTCGTCGGGAGATACTAAGATGCGTGACTTCAAGTCGTGGCTCCGTTACTGGACCTACCGCTCGAACTGGCGTTATGAGATGAAGAAAAGGGTAGAACGCTTGACCGTCGCGTTCGTGTGGCGTCTGCCGTCCGAGATTATCAAGTGGTCCGTGATACGCATGTGGGCACACGCCACGACAGGACATTACGGCGACACTATCGCGAGTGATATTACCGTGTTCAAAATCGCTGAGCGTTGGGACACCGCTCTTGGCGGCGACCGGCGACGCTGCCGTGAACTATTCCGCAAGGGCTACCACGGACCGCACATCGTCAAGAACGAGGATGTCGAGCGCGCGCTAGACGAAAGAGCGTTCGCCGCGAAGTACCCGGAGTCCGTCAAGATGCGTGCGGCTCAGGGGCAAGGGACGACCATCGGTGAGTTCTTGGACTGGTGCTCCGAAAACAACATGCTGCTTGCGTCCTACGGAGACAGCGACCGACTCTGGCCGATCACTGAGCAGGTAGAGATGCTTCTGCGTCGCTACCTGGGCATCGACAGCAAGAAGTTTGACGCGGAGCAACGAGCAATGCTCGCGGAACTGCGAGCCGCACAGGAAACGGAACAGTGAGATGAAACTACAGTTTTCTTTCCATATTCGTCGTATCCGTCACCACCTACGCGGGGGTGCGGATACACAAACATGGCTGACGTTTACGCGCGTGTGCTTTCTCGGCGCGCTGGTTGCCAACTCCCTCGCCAATGTCACGCATCACAGCGTCATATCGTATGTCGGTCTGTCGCTGGCACTCGGCGCGAGTCATGGCGTGAGTCGTCTCTACAAAAGAAGGAACAGCGACCGTGGGTGATGTAGACTACGAATACCTACTCTCCCTATGCGACTGTGCGAAGTGCCCGCTCGCGAAAGACGGCAAGCCGGACCCCACGAGGGGTCCGGTTCTCGGATGGGGCAACGAGAACGCGCAAGTTGCTATCGTCGGTGAAGCACCTGGACGGCAGGAAGTTGTGCAAGATCGCCCGTTCATCGGTCCGAGCGGAAGGCTGCTCGACGCCATGCTGACGCACGCCGAGACCGAGCGAGACAACGTGTTCGTAACGAACGCCGTGCTCTGCCGCCCGATACCGAAGGATGGCAAGGATTCCGCACCTGGCGTCGCCGCTGCTCGCGCCTGCCGACCGCGCCTGATCGCGGAGTTGCAGTCCGTCCACCCGGACGTAACCGTTGCGATGGGTAGCACGGCGGTCAAGTCCATCTTGCAGACAAACGATAGCGTCTCGCATCGCAACGGCGCGTTGGAATGGAATGAGGAATATAACTCGTGGGTTATACCCACGTTCCACCCTGCGGCTGTGTTGCGCGGCAACCTCTCCGCGTTCGATGACGAACTCGATGCCCTCAAACGCGCTGTGGGCCTCTCTACGGGGCGTATACCCTCGCCGCCCGTCATTCATCCTACGCCGTCCTACGACCTCGTACAGAGCGAGTCAGAGTGCCTGAACGCGCTGTGGGAGATTCGTGACTATGTTGAGTCGCGGAGAGGAGATGAACCAGCCGGTGTGCTGCTCGCGCTTGACATCGAAACAGGCGGCAAGAACAAAGAGGATGGTTTGCGCTACCTCGACGGAGACTTGCTACTCGTCTCCATCGCATCGCCGGACAAAGCCTGGGTGTTCGATTACGACGCTGTTCCGGGCGGCTCCGAGAGCGCAGATGTGTTCGCGCGCATGTTGCAAAGTCAAGACATCACCTGGGTCTTGCACAATGCGAAGTTCGACATCCAGTGGTTGCGTCATCACTTTGGCGCATACCCGTACCAGTGGCTCGATACCATGTGCTACGCGCTTGCGCTCACCGAGCGTGGCGACGGCGTGGGGTTGAAGAAACTCAGCCGCCAGTACCTCAACGCCGGTTTTTACGAGGATACGCTACAGGTGCCCAAAGACGCATCGTACTCCGCTGTGCCGCGCGAAGTGCTCGCGGAGTATGCCGCGTACGATGTGATCTACACGGTGCGCCTGCTGCCTGTGCTCGAACGCCTCGTGATCGCGGAGGGCACACAGAAACTCGTGCCGCTGCTGCACGCTGCACAGCGGGCATTCGCGGATTGCGAGTACCACGGCACTGCGTTTGATCGCGACTGGGCAGAGCACCTGGACAAACTTTGGCGTCCGAAGATTGACGAGATGACCTATCGGTTGCAGGAGTACGCGCAGAAAGCGGGTTTCGTCGCGTGGCAGTCCTTCAAAAAGCCCACGAAGAAACAAAAAGAAATGGTGCTCCTCAACCCCGGCAGCACGACGCAACTGGCATCGTTCTTCTTCGACACGCTGCGTCTCGAACCTCCGGGCGGCAAGCGGACCACCGGCAAGGAACTGCTCGAAGCCTACCCGGATCACGAAGCGGTCAAGTTGCTGATCGAGTTGCGGCGGTACGAGCACATGGTCCACACGTACATTGATGGCTTTGTCGATGACATATGGGGCGACGGGCGCGTTCACCCGGACATCCTGCTCTTTGGCGCGGTGACTGGCCGGTTGTCGATCCATAACCCTCCGCTACAGATCATCCCGAAGCACAATGTTGACCCGGAGATTGCCGACGCATTGCACAGGCTCTTTGTGGCGTCGCCGGGGCATACGTTCGTGAACGTGGACTACAAGCAACTGGAAATCCGTGTCGCGTGGCTGCTCTCCGGTGACGCCGCGCTCGGCCAGTCCGTGCTCACCGGAGACTTCCACCGGCAGACGGCGAGCACCGTCTTTCGCAAGCCTGCGGAGGAAGTCACCGCCGTCGAGCGGTTCCAGATGAAGGCACTGACGTTCGGACTGATGTACGGTCGCGGTGCGAACGCGCTCTCGAAGGGCGAGATGCGACCGCTCACGGGCGGCGACGCGCGAATAGCACAGGCATACATAGATGACTTCTTCAAGAAGTACAGCGAGTATGCAAAGTTCTACCAGCAGTGCCAAAGGGACGCAATGCACAACGGCTTCCTGGAAACGCCATTCGGTCGCAAGCGGCGATGGAACCTCATCTCAGCGGATACGGTCTCCGAGATTCGCACGCAGTCGGTGAACTTCCCCGTGCAGAGCGTCGCGAGCGACATCTGCCTCTCGTCGCTGATCCGCCTGAACAAAATCTTGCAGGATCGCGAGTGGGGTCATGTGCTCTTTACCGTCCACGATTCTATCGTTATAGAGATTCACGATGAGTGTCTTGATTCGGCACTCCCCCTCATACGTAAAGAAATGACCCGTACAGACCTCTTACCTCTACAAGTACCCGCTAACTTCTGCCTCGATGTTGATGTTGAAGTGGGTAAAAACTGGGGAGAAACGGCGGTGTGGCATGAATGAGAAAGACCTTACGCGGTTCCTCTCCAAAGTTCGCGTTTTACCGGATGGCTGTTGGCAATGGACCGGCTCCTTTTTCTCGAACGGGTACGCCTACTTCCATACAGGTACACGTCAATCGAGAAAGGCTAACTTAGGCCATAAAATCGCGTACGAGCATTTTGTTGGTCCTGTACCGAACGGCTTGCAGTTAGATCATGTTGCGACGTGTCGCCATCGTTGGTGCGTCAATCCCGCACACGTCGAGCCGGTGACAAGAAAGGTCAACATGCAGCGAGCGGTGCCGTTCAATCATCTTGGTGTTTATGATCGAGTGAAGCCCACACACTGCCCGCAGGGGCACGAGTATACGCCAGAGAACACCTACATGTATGCAAACGGAAACTACTATTGCAAAGAGTGTAACCGGGCCGCGTCTCGTCTGACCTACCACAAAAAGAAAGGCTTGCAGCATGGTTGAACTCTACCCGCATCAGCAGGACGGCGCGACATGGCTGGAAGATGTCAGTCGCGGCATCCTCGACTGGCAACCAGGAACGGGTAAGACGTTCGCCGCGCTCGCGGCGAGCAACATGACTGATGTGCTCGTGGTTTGCCCCGCATACCTCGTGTGGAACTGGGAGGGTGCGATCAAAGAGATGTACCCGGATGCACAGGTCGTCATACCATCCGGCACACCGGCACAGAAGCGTGAGGCATTGAAAGACGCGCGAGAGTACGCCGATTTCGTTATCGTCTCGTATAACCTTCTCGCGGATCAATGTGCCGCTCTCGCAACCCATAAGTGGGGCACGGTCATCTTTGACGAGGCTCACTACCTGCGCGGTCGCGCGACGAAGCGCACCAAAGCCGCCGAGAAGTTGCAGTCGTACAACCTCTACCTGCTCACCGGCACACCCATCCGCAAGAACGCGGGAGACTTCTTTCCGTTGTTGCGGCTGTGCAACCGTCGCGAGTTCACGTCCTACTGGCGTTTCGTGCAGGAGTACTGCTACACGAAGGAAACTCCGTGGGCTACAGAGATTGGCGATGTTCGTGACCCGGCTGCGTTTCAGCGTCTCCTAGAGCCGTACGTCAGCCATTGCGCGCTGACCGATGTGTTCACGGACATCCCGGACGCGATTTGGACGACAATCCCGGTGCTGATGACGCCGAAAGAGACGCTAGATCACAAGAAGATCAAGAAGGAATATCGTTCTCCGTCCGGCGAACCGCTTTCCGGCGCGGGGGCAGTTGTGCCAGAGTTGCGCCGTCTGACAGCGGCGGGGAAAAACAAAATCGAGGCAACGAAGCAACTGCTCGCGGATCACGACGATGAGAAGGTGATCGTCTGGACATGGTACAAGGAGAGCGCGCAGGTGGTCGCGGAGTGCTGTGTGGCGAACGACCGGCAACGTTTCCTCGCGACCGGAGACTTGACGCCTCTGCGTCGCGCGGACGTGATCCGGCAATGGCTCGATACAGAGGATGGTGTGCTGGTCGCGACGCTCGCGAGTGTGGGCGAAGGGTACAATCTGCAAGACAGCCGGGTCGCGGTGTTCTACGAGATGGATTACCTGCCGAGCACCAATCTCCAAGCACTCGCGCGGCAACGTCGCCACGGGCAGACCGATACGGTACGCGCGTACGCGGTCGTGGCGAAGGGAAGTATTGACACCGCGATTGCAAAGATCGCGCAACGTCGGGATACATCGAACAGCACGGCACAGGGGTTAGAGGCTGTACTAACGGAGTTGATGAAAAATGCCTAACACCAGGGAAGCAACTGACAAAATGTGGCGCACGCGGCGGGCAAAATATGGCAAGAGCGGCGTGAGCGAGGGCGGTCTATCGCGTCTCCATCCGACGCCGCACACGCCGCGCATCTCGAAGGAGCGTGCGGACGCAACACCGTGGGGGTGGTTGCGGTGGCAGTTGAAACTGACACAGACACAGATAGCGGAACTGACCGGCGCGCGGGTGGCGAGTGTACGGGACTGGGAGCGCGGTAAAAGCGTGCCGCTCTTGCAGTCGTACATTGCGATCCTGCGTCTCGCGAAGGAGAATGGGCTAGATCGCTCGTTCACGGCGCGCTCGCTCGAATATATCACCGAACACCCAACCGTGGCACAGGCGAAGAAGCGTCGCGCAAAGGAGCAACGCGAGGCGGAAGAAGAACAGCAATGGTTGGAAGAAGCGCGCCATGAAGCGTCGGCACCGATGGTGCGCATTCCGCCGAACGTGACGCTGCATCCAGGATGGCTCAGGAGGGCACAATGAGACTCGTGAAGATTGGTGCGATGTATCTCAATATGGATGGCGGTCCATGCGTCCACGACGAGGGCGAGCGGATCGTGCTGCGCGACATCCACAACATCGAAGTGCCGGTTGCGGAGATTGTCGAGCCGACGAACGTTGCCGACTTCCGCGACTGGCTCAACCGCCACAGCGAGGACATCTCAAAGCGCGGCGGCATCGGACCGCAGACCACCGGATCGGTTCGCCAGTAGCACACCGAAGGACGCAGAAAAGGACGGAGTTTTGGTGCTCCGTCCTTTTCCATGCCCGCTTGTGAGAGGATACGCGCGGGTCAAGCCGGTGGAAGGCTCGTACCCTTCCCCGTTGGATTGGTCGCCAGTTTGAGGGCATCGTCGCCGCTCGCCTCGGCATACTTTTGCAGGTACGAGACGAGCACCGTGATCGAACCCATGATGACGGCCATGACGAGGCTTTGCACAGCCGCCGCCGTGTAGTTACCGCCCTGGACGAAGTTATACAGCAGACGGAGCACGAGTGTCGCCAGCGCAGCCGCGAGGCTCGCGAGCGCGGTCCGCTGTGCAGCGGAGAGGGCGCGCAAGTGCGGATGGACATACGGCACACGCACCATCGGCACCGGATTGGCGACCGGCTCCGGCACAGGGACGCTCGGTGCAGTTGCGCCCGTCACACTATCGGGCGTGACCGCCACGACGCGCGTGCCGTCCGCAATCCCGGTCGTCACCGTCGCGTGCTCGGTCACGACGTTCGTGAGTGGCGATGTGGTCACTTCGGCTGTTGCGGGGGCGGGTGTGCTCTCCGGTTCGGGTGTTGCTGTCGTGGACACGGGATCATCTCCTTTGTCAACCATTATGCCAATGCAAGCAGTGTACCACGGATGAGAGATGCGCGCCAAGAGTGGATAGAAAAACATCGGTCGTGCCCTTACGTGTTTACTTTTCTCTTGGCGCGCGTCTCATTCTGGCTTCTCAACGGTCGTTCGATAGGTGACAGCACCCGGTTCGATAGGTCCGTGCGGATACGACATCCATGAGTCGAGCGTAAATCCAGCGGCATCTGCATGGTGCGGCACGCGCTTGACATACACGCCGTCGCGAAACGGTGCGCGAACAATGTATGCGAGTATCTGGTGCCCCAATGCGTCACGCAGAGTGACGTATATATCAATAGTATAGTAGCAATCCGCAATACGCTGCGACACGCCAACGACTCGGATGACGCCGTACGCGCGGGTGTCTGGTGTCAGCACGGTATCTTCGCCTTCCGCGCGATGTCGTTAGGAGAGATACTACGCGGGTCTCCAAACCCCTCGAAACCGGCGCGCGTCACGTACTCAGCCGCGAGCGCGGAGCAGATGTACTCGTTCTTCTGTCCGAGTATAACGTTTCCGTTAGTGAGGAAGTTTACGCCAAACGCAACAATATTCCATAGATCATACTTATCACCAACGACCGTCAGTAACCACTTGTCTGCTGCCGCCTTATCTTCCGCGTCAACTGGGAAGATCGCGGTCGCCGTCTTGACGTTCGTGTAGTACGGCGGTTGTGTCCGCACGATACCCGTTGATAGAGCCTCGATCAACGTGCCGTCTGACATGAGGACGCCCGCATGGTTGTAGATACCGTGCGTCGCCATCTGGATAGCGCGTGACTGCCAATCGCTCTCGCTGACGAGAAGGATATTCACACTCGCGTCGTCCTCTGCCATCGCACACGCTCCTTATGCGTCGATGCCGACGCCATGCAAGCCGAGCGACTTGGCGTACATCGCGCCGAGACGGAGACCCTGCACACGCGCATCGCCCTGATTCTCCGGGAAGAAGCCGACAACCTCACGCTCGAAAATCTGCATCGTGCGCTTCGGTGAGCCTGCCGGATCGTCCGGCCACACGCCGTCGAACTCCTCGGTGAGCGGCCTGCCGATGAGGACCATGCCGCCGTTGCGGTTGTAGTACGCCTGGAAGCCGTTGGCGACTTCATGTTTGGTCACAGGATCAAAGTACGGTGCTGTCATCGGGGCATCTCCATGCAGCGCGCCGCTGCGGTATGGATAAACAAACTGCTGCATGAGCGGGCCGGGACAGGCGGTGCTGCTCATTTCCAGGTGCCCGTGCCACATGTCGCGCGGGAATCCGTAGATGGCGCACAGGCCGTCGCACAGGCCGGTGAGCGATGCGAGAGCCACATCCGTCATCACGAGCGACGGACCACCCGGCACATGCACGGCGATCCCTGTGCCGTTGCCGCCCGGTGCCCATGACGCGCAGTGCCACAGCACGCGGTCCATGTCGCGGCACTGGTAACGCTTGCCGTCGCGCGGATCGACCGAGATGTGATACATCAGGCCGTCCGGGTAGGCGGGGCTGCTCGCGGTGCCCCAGTTCTCGCCCATCTGGTAGTTCGTTTCGTTGATGAGCGTCTGCACAATGTCCATATCATCCGGGTAGTCAACCGCGCTGTAGTGGATCACGCCGCCGAGCGTCTGGTCTCGCACGCCGATATAGTTCTTGCAGGGTAACTGATCGCGAATGTCGATCAATCCCAAGTCTGCGATAGTTGTCACGTTACCCCCCTGTGCCGGTGCGGTGTTGTCAAGTCCAAACTCCGTCAAGAGCGCGTTCATGCGCGATAGGCACGAGGTCGCGTAGTCCTTCGCACTCGCCCACACACCGTTACCGATCTGCCCGACCTTCGTGATGCCGCCTGTGTGACCGGCATTGAGCGTGATCTGGTAGCGGGGATCATCATTCGCGAACGGGTTGCTCGCGCCGTAGATATACGTGAGCCAGTGCGCGCACTGCGCACGGATGCCATCCTGCGGAGTCGCGAACACCTTGCCCCACGCGCCATCGTCGGTCGCGCCGATGCCCGCAGGGTTGTTCGCCTGCAACGCTCGCGGTGAGGTCCAGTTCGCCGTTTCGTCCATGATTTCGGCGGCGATGAAGTCGCTATTCATACCTGTTCGCGCACATTCTTGCCGGATCGCGACGCCGAGCGGAGGAGCCTGCGGATTGCGCGACAGGAACGCTTGGTCAATCTGCTCCGCAGAGACCACGCCGGTTCCCAGTAGTGGTGTGTCGAGTGTGTACATCAGTAACAAACTCCCTGCCGCATCACGAATGATACCACATCACGCGCCGCTGCGTGGTGGTTTCGTGCGCGGTGCGTCGTTGTACTCGTCGCCGCCTGTGTATCGGTTGCGCAGGCGTTCGTTCTCCTTTTCGAGCGCGGAGTTTGCACGCCGGAACGCGCGGTTCTGGTTGAGTACCTGGGCAACCTCGTCGCGCAAGTCCTTGATCGTCTGCTCCTGCTCGCGCACCGTTGCTCGCAAGTCCTCCACTTCCACGCGCAGTTTTGTCATCTCATTCTCCATCCGCTGCGCTCGGTCAAGGGCTGTGCTTGCGCGCTCGCGGTCCGCACGGGCTTGTTCCTGCGACATCTGCGCGATTTTTTCGAGAGAATCCGCGACGGTGCGGATGCGCTCGTCCTCCGCGTCATCTGTCTCGATACTTACGCGCTGTTCTTCCACTTCCACACGGCGCGTGTCGTGGGAGCCTGGACGATGATTGAGGTAATAGGTGAGCAGCACAACGAGCAGTGCGCTAATCGAACTGACAATACCCAGTTGCGCGAGTCCGTGGAGGAAGTCAGACACCTTCCTCCTCCTCACTATCTACAATATCAGAGTGCCAGTCGAACAATAAGCCCGGACGCCGCTCGAACCATTCGATCATGCCATGCACAGCCAGGATGGGGAATACCGCCCACACCGCAATCAGCACAATCGCGGTTGCATCGAATGGGTGCAGAGACGAGACGATGCCCTGCACACCGATGAACGTGGTCGCCAGCGTGCTCCCACGCACCACGCGCCAGAGTGACAGCGCGGCGAGTCCGAGATAGACGACGATCCAGACGAATAAGAGCGGACTGTGGATGATGTGCTCGAACGAACGATTGTCCGGCTTCCTCTGTGTCAGCGGGTACGACGCAAGCAGCGCGGCGTACACGAGAGAGAGGATGAACCCCACGCGACCGGAGAACGGTATCTTCGCGACACGATTTTTTATGTAGAGAGCACGATTTCGTATCGCCATTATAAATCTCCACTGCGGAGCATTCATCACGCTCGCAAGTATAGCATGTTATCCGGCAGCAAGCCATTGCGACAGGTAATAGTTTTGTCCCGCTAAGGTCGGATGTCGCGTGTCGAAAAGCGTATCGGGCGTCTGACCGCGTAGGCTTACGTACGTCCAGCCGTACTCGATACATGCCTGTGCAGTAATACGATCCATCAGCGCACGGGCCGTCATCCAGTCTCCGCGCATATCGACATTCATCTGCGAGCGCACAATGCCACTGCCGCCGATGAAAGGCAGACCGAAGATGTACGTGCGCGTTGGCTTATTCGCACCGAGCGCATTGAGTTTGGTGTTCAGACTCCCCCATCCTGCACGCCAATCCGCGAAAAACGCCGGTAGCCCTGTGCCGAGCGGGGTGTTTGCGGCCATGCCGTAAAAGTCGTTTACGCCGTTCAGAAGCGCGAAAATGATGCCGGGTACGGTAATGTACTGACCGACGCGGGAAGTAAAGTTCGGCAGCATTCCGAGCGCGCCGGGATAATCCATGAATGTTGAGCCAGAAATAGAAGGGGAGTTTATCGTGCCGGTATTGACCGACGCGGGCTGCAACTGCGTGTATCCCTTTGCCGTGCAGTAACCTGTAGCCCACGAGTTGAACGAGGCAACAATAGAGTCTCCACCGATAATAATGTTCGTCATGGCGTCGGTGGTCCGGGCACGACACCGTACCGCTCTTGTGGCAGCGATCCGTCGTCATTGAGCACCCAGGCGACTTCGCGCGCAGACACGATTTCTCGCAAGGTCGCGATTTCGGAGGGCGCGTGTGCAAAGAAAAGTGCCTGTGTTCGCGCGTCGCCACCGAGCGGAACGGTAACGCTGTGCAGGACGGCATCTGGCGTTGTGAACGCGACGGTTAGGTGATCTGCAATCTCGTCGTCATTCGGCAACGTCGGGTGCTGCCAGTGAGCAACCGGCACACGAACGATGTCTGCGCCGTACTGAAAGAGGCTGTCTGTACCATCAACACCGATGAACGTGAGCATTGTTGTATCTCTCCTTATCAGATAGTGTACGTGATCGTTGCACCGAATATGTACGTGTCTGTGGAAAGAGCGGTTGGCACTATCGACACGACACAGCCATAATCGTCACTCGTGACGATACTCAACCCGGCAAGATTGGCGTCCGTTACGCCGGGGTTTGGCGTATACGATATTGTCACCGATGCGGGAAGCGTCTGCAACCGTGCTCGCCACGGGACGCCAACATACTCGCCCTGTAAACTCATTGCGTCCGAGAAATAGCGCGCATTGAATGACATTGCACCAGAGTTCTCGTCAATGAGCCATTTTTCGAGCGGTGTAGTTAGCGGAAAGTAGTCGAGTGCGCCGACGCTCGGTTGAAGCGTTACGCTGTCAATCCAGAATGTGTCGGTAAACTCTGAAACAAAGTCTACGGTGATTGTGTTCGCTGTTGCCCCAACGACGTAGGAGCAGATAATCGTTGCGAATGCAGTAGGAGAGGCAACAGCGGACACAGCCGACGCCGCGCCGCTATCATCAAACAAGACGGCCTGCACACCCGCCCCCCACACGCGGGCGCGCATTGTAACGGTTTTTCCGCGCAACTGTGCGGCGTCTTGTACCACCTGATAGACGACGCCAGGACTGCCGGAGGATACCATCTGTAACGAGCCGCCGCTGCCCGTGTCCACGGGCGAAGAAACGCGCGTTGCTGTACCGTTGACGATCTTCCACCCGCTGAGAGCGTTTACTGCCACAGTACCCGCCGCCCACGGGCCAAACCCCCCAACCGCACCGCGTTCCATGCCGCCATTGATAAGCCATGTACGGCCACCTTGCGGCAGGTGATCGACACCCGTTCCTGCGACCTTATCGGCGTTCGTGTTCGCAATAACCTCTTGCAACCAGCGTCCACTGTCGAGCACGTTGCTATCGTAGGTAGCAACGATAATCTGTCCGTTCGTCGGCTGTACAATCTCTGTTGGCCGCAGTGTCATCAAAACACCCCCGCGTCCACGACAACGACCATATTGAGCGAATAATACGGACCCGTGCCTCCCGTGTCGAACAGAACTTGTCCAATCTCCGTTGTCGTGATGCTCGAAAGCACAAGAGCGACTGAGTTGTTTGTATCTGCGGGCACCCCGCTCGCGGTGATCGACGCGGTTGGTAAGGCGACCATCGGCAAAGGAAAAACGATTTCCCAAGACTCCTGATTGTGCGACCCGCCAGAGGTTGTGCGTATGTTATACGAGAAGTGTGTCGTGAAGTACCTTCGCTGACAGTTGAGAAGGTCAAGAGCGGGATTCGTAGGCTGGAAAGCGACCGGACCATCGGTGCGTGTCGCCATAAAGTTGTCAAAGTACAGCGTCCCTGTACTATCATCCGCGACATACGACACGCTTATTGTTACCGCAGTGCTTCGTACGGTAAGCACTGCGTTCACCGTTGTCCACCCCGCGCTTGCGCCTACCACCGCAGATGTGACGACGTTTGACTCGTCGCCGCCAGCGGTCGTGTCCCACATTTCAACATGACCCGCGAAGGAGCCGGGTGTAAAGACGCGGCCAGAGAAAGAGACCCTTTCCCCCTTGAAAGCGTCAATCTCATAGATCGTCTGCCAAAGTGTCGCCGCGTTCGTGCCGTCTTGTACGCATTTCAGAGAGTATACACTGCTGTCCGTGGTGGCTGTTTCGCGGCTCCATGTGCCGCCTTGCACACGCCAACCGTCAGAGGGGCACTGGTTCACGGTAGTCGCATTCCACGGTCCCGGACCCCGCTGAGATATGGAAAAGCCGCCGTTACAGAGTAGGTTTCGGGAAAACCACGGCACCCCGCGACATCCTGCGGGATCGACACCGCCACCTTCATTATTGGTGTTGGTCAAAATCTCCTGAATGTACTGACCGTCTTGCAGCACAGCAGCGTCGTACCCGCTGGCTGTTTCCAGTTGGTTGAACGTAACAGCAGTAAGCGTCCCTGGTGATAGTGTCATGGCACATCATATTGTAATGAGATAGCGTCCGCTATCGAAGATGTGTCTGTCGTTGCTGCCGTACCCACATACTCCGTTCGCATCGAGTCCGTCGCGACGCTGAGCATCGAGAACGAGGTAATGTTCGTCCGCGTACCCGTGGTCGTAAGCGTCGCAACTGGCGTGCCCGCCATCGCGACGGGATATGGCACGTTGACATCGCGCGTCTCGGACACTACCTGCGTGCGCCAGCGGGCTGTGCTTTTGACTGTCTGATAATAACGCCTGCACAAGAGGGCTTCTTCGCCCTTCGGTCGCTGGATGTAGTCAATCGGTGCCGGAGCCATTGCGAGCATCACGTTATCAACATAGACGTTACAGGTTGCATCGAACGCGATCTTGACATACAGGAATGTTGTGGCGGCGTTTACGGTCAGCGAGGTCGTGATCGTGTGGTACACGCCATCACCGATAGAGCGTACAGTCGCGCTCGTCGCCGCGCTGTCCTGGATGTAAGCATACATCCCTGTGCTGCTCGCGAGGCAGCGAACAGTGAGATAGACGGTCTTACCCCGGAACTCCGCGAAGTTCTCGACGCTCTGGTAGAACAGTCCCGCTTGACTCGCCGCGTGTGTGTACACGAGGTTTTCCGAGAAGGAACTTCCGGCGTCCGCGTTTGTCGCCGTCGTCTGCCAACCGAGCGTCGCGGCACCCGTCACCTGTGCCATCCAGCGATCCACGGCCATTGATGCCGTCGAGGTAGCCGAACCCGCGTTGGTGCCAAACTTCTGGTTTATCTCAAAGCCGCCGTTCACCAAAATATTCGGGTAGTATCCCACTGCGCCCGTGATCCCGCTGGCCGGTATTTTGTCACTGTTCGTACCCGCGATCACTTCTTGCGCCCAGTTGCCCTGCTGGACAACGGCGAGGTTCCATTCTGCTGCGGTCACAATATCGCCGTCAACATGGTTCGCAGGTAGTGTCGGTCGTACTGTCATTTCTCACCCCTAGTATGCAAAAATAGTGCTCGTTGCCAATGTTGACGTACCAAGAATCCAGGGCGGTGTGCCCGCCTGCGCCGTGTCGCTGAGTTGCAGCGCGACTTGGTGCCCCGCTAGGTCAGCAGCGATAGTATGAGTAACCTTCTCGACAAAAAGTAACTTATTCAAACTTGCCGATGCCGGTTGTGTTTTGAGCACCTGCACCGTGTCTCCCAACTCCAACTGGAATAGTATATTCCAGGGAGCCACTGTATTATTAGCCAACCACGCATCGCCGTCAACCGTTATCGAGTGAACTTTGACGGCTGGCGTTTTATAGAGCGAGAGTAGCCACTGGGCGAGCGTCAACGAGCGCGCCGGATCGAGTTGCGGCAAGGAGAGCGAGAGCGTAAAGAGTCCGTACCGCGTCTGACTTGCGGAATCCTGCGCCTCTTGCATTATGTTGTCATACCCCGTCACCTGTATATCATTGTAGAGGTTGAGCAGCGTCATGTCATAATCGAGCGGTTGCAGGTACGGCACGACATTCGCGGTGTTATGCACACCGAACTGATCGAACACGTACCCGCTATTGTAGAAGTTTCCGCGCGCAGAGAACTTCCCGAATCGCGTGCGGTAGGTCGGTACACCCGTGCGGTCCACATAGATGACCCCGCGCGTCGCGGTCGTGAGGTCTTGGAGGGCTTGCGAGGCCGCGACGTTCGCATACGTGATCGGTTCCATCATCTCCGTGTTCGCCGCAGGTCCAATCACGACAGGCGTGAGAGTGTCCGTGCCGACGATACTGCATATCCACTGAAAACGGGCTTGATCCGTCTCCGCTGGACGCGCGGCGTTGAGATAGCATGTTGCCGCCTTCGAGAGCCAGTCCGCGCAGGTAATCGTCACGTTGCTGTCCACCGCGCCGACATCCACCGGCTTGTATGACTCGACATAGCCGTACCAGAGCGGATACCACGGTCCGGTGCCAAACTGCGCTTCGAGGGCGATCTGGCGGCGCGGCACAAGGTTCGGGTAGTAGGGCGAAGCGGCGTTGAGCGGCGAGTAGCGACCGTCACTGTTGCTCACGACAAACGTGGCCGTGCCCGCCTGGATCGAGCCGAGTTCGTCCGTGCGCCCGCGCGACATCGTGGCGGATAGCAGGTACGGTACAACGGTCAACCCCGCAGTTGTCGATGTCGCCGTGTGCAGGACGGTGCCGCCTGTCAGAGCGGAGACGCCGAGCATCCAGCCGGTCGTGTTCGTCGTCACGTTCAGCGACAGGCGATAGTTTGGTACGTGATCCGAGAAAGCCACCCCGCTACTCCTAACTCAGATTGAGTTTGACGTTGCGCCGCTTCATGCGCTGCAAGCCGTTGTAGACCGCCATCGTCAGCGAGTCCTCCGTCAGCACGTTACCCGCCACATGCACATGCACTTGCCCGACGTTGATGCCGTCATTGCCGCCAGAACCGGATGCGCCATGTGCGGCCATCTGATTCTCGTTCAGCACCCATTCGCGGCCATTCTCCGCGAACGTGTACCCCTGCCCGCTCGCGCCGATGCCCCAAACCGGCTCGGTCAGCACACCGCCATTCGCGAATGGCCGCGTCTTGTACGTCGCGCGGATCGCCGGGGTGAGCGAGTTCCACCATTGCAGGTTCATGGCGAGTTGCTGCGCCGCCGCGTCGGTAGGGCGGGCGGTCGTGACCGGCGTGAATGATGATGCAGCGGGCTTGGTGTCCGCTGCCGCCGCCGCCCCGGACTTCGCAGGTGTGTTCGTTGTCTTACCCGTCAGTGCGCGATAGACACGATCCATCTCTGCATACTGGGCGTCGGAGGTCTGAACGGCGGTTGACGAGATGGCAACCACATCCTTGAACGTGGCGGTTGCGCCGTCCACAATCGCCTTGTTCGTCTGCGACGTGATACCCTTTATGGTATCGCTCGTCGTCTGCGTGTCCGTCACCTGCGCCTTGTTCGCGTTCGTCGTGACTGTGCCGAGACGCCGCGTGTAATCCTGCGTCTCACCGAGACGGCGGGTGTAGTCGGTCGTCTGCACCGTGCCCAGGTTGCGTGTGTAGGTTTGCGCGCTCGTGATGCCGTTCGCGTTTGCGGTTGTCTGCACATCTCCGATGCGCCGCGTGTAGGTCTGCGCATTCGTCACGCTCGCGTCGTTCGCGGATGCCTGGTTCGTGGTCAGATCATTGTTGTGCGCGATTGCCGCATCCAACATGGTCTGTTGCGTGTAGTTCGTCGCGTCCACGACCGCCTGCCCGCCCTGCGTCGTCGCGTCGGTGACGGCCTGCATCGTGTTCGTGTGCGCGTCAACAGTTGCCGCGCCCTGCGAAACGGTGGCGTCTGTCACCCCCTGCATGGTACTCTGCACCGAACCGCCGAGGCTCGACACGAAATCTTGCACAGCGGTCACTGCCTTTTGGAAGGCAGTGACGAGCGCGTTGGTCGCGTCGATCAGCGTGTTCGTGGTCCCGCTGATCGCAGAAGGTGATGCGGCACTTGCGCTCCCGTTCGTCAACGTTTCGTTGCCCTGCGCCGTCGCGCGCTGTGAGGCGAGCGATGGCTGCGAGCGCGTCGCCGTATGCGCCGCTACCTCGTGCGCCGCGACGTTATGACCCTGCACGGTGTAGGTGTGCCCGTACGCATTGGTCGCGGTGTGCGTCGCGACATGATGCGCCGCGACGGTGTGCGCCCGCACGTTGTAGGTGATTCCTTGCGGACCGCCCGCGCCGATACCCTGACCCATCGGTATGACGTACTCCGGTCCGTCCTCACCGAACGAGTAGGTCTGACCGCTCGACAGGCCGACACCGATCACCGTTTCCGGGATCATGCCGCCCGCAGCGTACGGATTGGTTGTCCAACCCTTTGCCGGTCCGAAGAATCCCGGACCGCGCCATCCTGTGCCCTCCGGCACAGTGCCGAAGGAACTGCCGCCCGGACCGGCAAAGTTGACGTGCCCGACGCCATCCCACGGGTAGTAGACGATTGCGCCCACGGGCGGTGTGCCGCCGTTCAACGGTTGCGCGTTGCTGTGCGTCTCCGCGTCCGGCTCGCGCGCATAGCGCATCCCCAACCGCTGCATCACGTCACCGACGAACTTCTCGCACCACATATAGACGCCGGGTGTCTGCTGCGCCATGTCAAGGATCACGTTGCCGCCAGGATAACCAACAGCCACACCCGTCATGCCGCTGCCACCCGACGCCGCTGGCGGTGCGGGGAGTGCGCTCTTGACGCCATCCATCATCGCTTGAATGCCCTTGACCGCCGCATCCTTGACGGTGGACATGATGCCGGTGCCGATGTTGCCGAGCACACCGCTGCCGGTGATGCTCGGAACATGCACAGCGGACATCGCCAGGTCAAGGACTTTCTGCGCGCCGTTTGCGATGAAGTCGCGGACGCCGCCCGCCACGTCGGACGCCAAGTTCCCCACCGTGTTTGTCACCGCATCCCACGGACCGGCACCGAGACCCATGAGGCCGCTCGGTCCAATCGGCGCGCCCTGCGGAGACTTGCCGCCGTTGATCGCCTTGAAGATGTTGATGGTCTCCTGCGCGGTGAATACCTGCGTGCCCTCTGGTGGCACGAGCAGTTCCTTGCCGTTCTCGCCCGCGATGATCGGACCGCCTGGTGTCACACCGCCGCTCGCAAAGGTAGGCACTTTTGTGAAGTCACCGTTCTTCATGCCGATGTCGATGTGCAGTTTGTCGCCAACCCACGAGATTGCATCGCGGATGCCGCCGATGAAGCCGTTGATACCCTTCGCCGCCTCGTTGAACGGACCGGCCATATGGTCTTTGAACGCGCCCATGATCGCGCCGATGCCATCGCGCGCCTTCTCGAACGGCGAGAGATT